AATGGTTTTATCTTCGTCATTAATATCTATAAACAATCCACGTTTATCAGCTTCTTTTTTAGCTTCTTCTAATGTTTTGTATTTTACATATGGAGTATACCCATTAGCTAAATCTGATTTATTCCTGGCATCTATATCTCTTAATATTCTATTTTTTATATTTTCATCTTTAGTTGTTACCAACTCATCAATCAGTGTATTCATAGAGTTTTGTGAGTTCTGTGCTCTTATAGTAGTGCCTTTTCTATGAGTTTCTTGTCTGCCTATCTGCTTTCCATTTGCAGCTATTACATCAAGACTATTATCGAATTTTTGTTGGAAATCTTTTCTAAGTTTATACTTACTTCTAGCTATGTTTAGCTCTATGTTTTTAAATTGCTCAAATTTTTTGTCGTATTCAGCAACACTTAAACTTCCATTAGTTCTGTTAAATTCAGAAATCTTTTCTTTGTATTCCAAACTAGCTTTTGTAGTTGCATCATCAGCAACTGACTGTGCTTCTGCGTCAAAAAAATCTGTAGCTATCCTATCTGCTTCTTTCCCAAACGCTGCAAGGCTTTGACCAACGCCAGTAAATGCACCTGATGTAGCTCTAGGTCCAAGAGTACCTGCCCTGGTTACACCTGTGCCTCCTATCCCTTTGTTATATAATGGTATTTTCATCTAATCACCTACACTCGAATTTATGTTATATAACTTTTTTTACCTAAACCTGTTTGCCCTGATCCACCACCAAAGCTACCCATACCACCTGTTGCCGCATCTTCAGCAGCAGACAATAAAGTTTGATAAGCAGCAGTTTTATATTGCTGTGATCTGGCACTTGCACTTGCCCTAGCCATAGCTGCTTCATTTATTTTTGATGCTTCTTCTATTGAACCAGCATAACGAATATTTATTGCATCCATCTCTGTGCTAAAATATGTGTCTGCTAAAGCCTGTAAAGCACTACCAGACATTTGTATTCCAGACTTAGCAACAGCTACACGCTGCGAACCAATAAGCCTTTCTGATTGTTTTCTTAGATTTTTTTCTTTTTGCCTGGTGGCACGCTGTACGAGCACCCTTTCATTTTCAGCAACTGTAGCATTATATTCACCCATTTGCCTTGCAGCTTTAGCTGAAGCCATGTTGCCTTTATAGCCAAGAACTGCTGATATTGACATTACGCTACCCTCGCAAAACGATAATAATCTGATCCATCAGGACCAAACTTCTTCATTAAACCTTCGTTCTCAAAACCCAACCATTCAACATATCTAATCGCTTGCTTGTCTCCTGTGTGAACACTAGCTTGTATACGCTGTAAATCGGTATCTTCTTGAACATGATCCAATAGTAAACTGGAATACTTAGCTGCTGAAAAGGGCATCTTGTAAGCGTGCTTTGACATAACAAACCAGGCTTCACCTACATTATCCCACAATCCGTATACACCACCAATCATAAATACCTTACTTTCTTGCATTGCTGTGTATGCACTTAAACAAGTTTCTTTCATCATAGCTGCTTTTGAGCTTTCTGGAAAATGAAAATTTGTTTCAATCATATCCAAGTGTTCTTTTTCAAACTTTTTAAACTTAAGCATCAAACGTATTAGACCTTCTCATAATCGCTAATATTGTCATAGGCAATGGCTGTGTTTGCCTTATAACAATCTTTGCATCATTGTCATAGCCTGATGGAAAAGATATTTCTTTATCCCCAGTAAATAATGGAACAGCTTCATCCATAGCCATACTACTATCTCTAAATGGTAATCTGTCAAGGTTTGCTGTGTCAGGACCTAGTTCTGCACCAACAGTCTGAAAGAATCTAGCCGTTACGCCATGTATTCTCTTTATCTTGCCTTGTGCAATGCCATCTTCTGCACCTGCTTCCATACGCAATGTTTCCAGTGATGATGTATAACCATAACCAACATGAACCTTAGACGCACTTCTATCTAATGTAATTGTGCCATTGCTGACTGTTTTATCAGCGTGTGCAGCACCATCTGCTAAAATAGTTACTGTTTCACCCTCAAGGTGGTTTAGGCTTGTAATGGTCGTTGTGGCTCCACCATCATATGTTAGCCCACTATCTACGAAGAAAGCATCTGTAACATCATCATTAAAATATAATGACTTAAGATATACAATGTGTCGAACAGTTGATCCATCTATTGTCCTCTTCACACTTAGATACACCTGGTCTTCTGCACCACTAGGTATAGCTGTGATACTTTCCACTACACCACTGCCACCTAAACTATGCTCATGCCAACCAACTGTAGCGTTTGCTCTGTCATATGTAAGACCTATTAGCCTTCCATCAGCGTGTACAAACCATAGTAATAACTCAGGCTCTTGCTGCCAAACCATGTCAGTCAAGCCACCTCTAGCTAAATGATCTGCAAGAACAGTCAAATCAACACCCAGTAATCCATCTGTGTCTAAATCAAAGGTTATCTCTTTTACCTTTTCTGCACCCTTCTGTATGAGTATGGTACTGTTACCTGCTCTCAAAGGCTTGATGTTACCTGTACCAAAGGTTGTTTCTCGTAGCACGTTAACATTCGTAGGTGTTACCGGCTCTGATCCTGCACCACCTGACAAAGTAAACTCTGCACTAGTAGTCAATAACTGCAAGAATCTAGCTGGTAAAAGATGCTTAATCACGTTAACTTGATCTGATGCTATCGTTACATTTATTGCATCATCATCATTTGTACCAGGTGTATGGTTCTCAAAGTCAGCAGACACACTGCCAAAGATAGTCTGTGGCTGACCTGTTGTACCAGCGAAATACAATCTTTCCTCATAAAAACCTATAGCTCTAGGATAGCCTTGATCCCCACCAAAAGCACCTAAAGACCATAGCTTTGTCGCATTAGCTGCACCAACAACATGATCCGGCAAAACACCTGTGTCATTCTTAACTGTAGCTGTAACAACAGTTGCACTAGTAAATGCAGTAATCTCTAAGTATCCAGTGCCATCATGCTTGTATTCCCAATCTAACGCACCATATGTTTCAGTGCCCTCTAAGTGTACTGGTGGTGTATTTCCTGATGTTTGCGTGCTACCTGTCACTTGCTCATACACATGACCATTATAACGAACAGTAACACCATCTGCATAACTTGTAGACGCAGCCCATTCGTCATGGTGTATCTCCAATATCTCACGAAATCTAACCAATCTTCCTACATCAGAACTTGCAAACAAACTGGCTGAAGCTGTAAGCGTTACAGAGCCTGTATCTGCTGAAGCGTACAATGTTGTGCTAGTTATGTTTTCATCTAACCAAGGACCATCTGTAAAATCAATATCTGTTAATGTCCATGACGTATTGCTTGTTCTTGTTAGTTTTGCAGGTGCATGGCTTTCTTGTGCTAAATACAAAACATCTGCTGATTGTGCATAATTAATCGTAGATAGTTGTGCAGTTGTATAAGTTGTTGTAACTTCCACTATTTTCCCAACTGTGCCACCACTTGTGTATGTTGTGAAAGCAGAACTATCAATACCACTTAACTGAAATGTATTTGTAGTAGCACCTGCAACAGTAAATTCTCTGTTGTTTACTTCTGTCATGCCACCGACACTAGCTATAAACACTCTATCGCCATTGCTTAGACCATGTGAGTTAGCTGTGACTACTGCTGGATTAGCCTTTGTTATGGCTGTGATTGCTGTGGTAGCTTCTGTGACCAAGCCACCATCTTTAAATATACGAATATAATTATTACCAAACTCTAATACATACGCTTGCGTATCACTAAATTCAAAGTGTATTAATCTTACTTGACCACCATCTTTACTACTACCTGCATAGTATGTACCTGGTCTGCGTGTTGTACCTCCCTGTGGAAATACAATCATGTTGCTTAAATCTTTTACGGCTTCGTTATATTTCTGTAAATCAATACGACCTTCTAATCGTGGCGATATCTCACCTGCTCGGAAGTTGGTGATGATTGACGATACTCTTGCCATATTAGAACCTTGCGTTGGTGAAAGTATCTGCCTGTATCTGTTCTGGATAACCCTCTAGTGCATCCATACTTCTAGCTTCACTTAATCGTGCTTGATATAAAGAATACATAGACTGTGCTAAAGCATTACTACCAGTTATGGCATAGGCTGTTTCTGCTGCAAGTTTATGTGCAATCGTGCTACTTAACAACGGATCAAACTGCTCTGTGTCTGTAACCCTAGATAAATATATTATAGAACAAGTACCTTCGTTAGAAAGTATCTTTCTACCTTCTATCTTATACATTACATTGCTATCATAAGCTGCAACTTCGTTGTTTACGTTTGAGTTCCAAAAAGAAATAACCCTTAAGCAATAAGGGTCTGTAGGTAATGTAAATTGATAGGTGAATCCGAATGATGGTGCATCACTATCTTGTGCTAGTGTTGCTCTTGATATAGCTACATTCCAAGGATGTGATCTTAGAACGGCATCTCTTACTGTTTCAAATCTTCTATTACAAAGTCGTGCTTCTTTAGAGTTTTCCGTTAGTGCAGTTATTGTTGCTGCACCAAGTAAATCCATAGCTTCGTTACAAATATCTACTACTGACGGCATATCAAACTCCTGAAAGTAAGGAGCAGATTAACTGCTCCTCACAATGGTTTTAGTTAACAACATACTGGATGATAAAAGACATATCACCTGCTGTGCCACCTGTTGCATTAAATGTAGCTGCAACATAGTAGTAACCACCTGGGTCACTTGAAACACCAGCATCTTCCCATGCCTGTTGACCAATAGTGTTTATATCAGCAGCTTCGTTTCTTAACTCAGCTAATGCTGCACCATCAGCTACAGAACTAGCATATAGATCTTCATCTACAACTGTTCCGTTAGACTGGTATAGACCCACGTTGAATGTGCATGATCCACCAAGTGAATCTGATCCAATTTGGATTGATGTTATTGATGCGTTACTTGGTATTGGTGCAAGCATAACAATGTCATTGTCTGTACTATCACCAGCAGCCAACGCTACTGTACCCTGTGCTACACGCAAAACGCCATGTAACTCGTGAGCATCACTTGCAACTTGAGGAGTAGCTTCAAAGTTAGCTACAAGAGTTGTGTTTTTTGTAGTCATTATTCACTCCCTTCCTTAAGCTGATTCATCACAGTCGATTTGCACTACTTTGGATTCTTCCATTCTAGTAGCACCAATGCTCATGCAGTAGTAAACTTGAGTTGCATAACCTTTGTCAGCTCTCTCATCTATTCTTGCAGAAACATCTTTTCCAATACCTAAAGCAATACCATCTTCTGCCCAAGCAAAACATGATCTGATATTAGATGCAATCGATAGTCTGTTTGTTACGATAAACTTGAAGCCTAGGAATGTATCCACATCACCCTGAACAAGAGCCTTAACTGTGTTAAAGTCAGAACTTGTTACTGATGTTGTGTTTAATAGAGCTTCAATCTGATTAGGACCAACAGCAATATATCTTGGTATTGATGGGTCAACGTCAGCTAAATCTAAAATCTTTTTAGCTTCGATTAACTTGGCAATAGACATATCGGCACTTCCATTTGCAATCTGATTAGCAGCAGCAAATGATGTTGATGTTGAGCCTGTTTCACCTGTAAAAGATGTTCCAAGTGCAGCAGAAATGACAACGTCATCCATTGCTCTTCCCATTGCAGCAGCAGCAGCCATTGCATAAGAAGATGTAGGATCTATTAACATTCTAACCTTATCTTGGTCATCAATTAAATCGGCATATTCATAGTCAGCTAAACTCACCCTACGTCTTGCGTGAGGTGTGTCCATCTGTGGTGTGTCGGCATGACGAGTTGTACGCAACTGAGCAGTAGCAACGCCTACCTGGTCGAAAAAAGCATTCTTTCCAGTAATATTCTCCACACGAACTGCATCTCTTAGACGGCTTCCCATCTGCTGAGATAGCATCTGCACGTTAGCAGAATACTGTTGGACAAATGCTGTAGTTACTGATGTTGACATTTAAGTCTCCTTCGTAAAAGTTACATTTGATTTTATTTGCAGTGTGCTACCCTTTACGGACACTCCTAGTTTTTTGAGCCGACTTTAGGCTATCGTCTTTCCGATTGTCTTGAGGACTTGTTGCCAAGCTACCCTGCATAACCCATTCGTAATATATATCAGCAAGTTTCTCTGGATGCAACACATCTCTTTGTGTTCCAAACTCGACTGCAAGCCGCAAACATTCCAAACGGATATCTTGTTGTGGTGTTATTTCATCAGCCATGAATATAACCCATCAATTCCTGCATACGTTCAACAGCACGTTGCCTTCCTATAGGATCCTTCCTGTTCCAGTAGGCGTGTGACTTATCGTTCATCATAGCGTCAACTTCTTGTTGTGCCATCTGTGGTGTGTATTGTCTGTTAACAGCATTTTCAGATACAGTATCTTCGCTTGTAACAGTTGACTTGAACTCACCCATAGCAGCAAATGCTTTGATAAAAGCTGGATGATTACCAATCATTGTACCATCTTCTAGCTTCATCTGTAGCAAATCACTACTACCAAACTGTTCAACGACTTCTTTTGCAGCCGTTACCTTTTGCTCAAAAGCCTGACCCCATTCTCTCTGAAGTTCTGCTGCTGTAGCTTCAGCCTGTTCTTCTGCTTCTTGCTGCATAGCTTCTGAGCTTTGTGCAACTGTGCTTTTGTAATAATCTAATACACCTTGTGCTTGTTGTGGTGTAAGTCTTAGATTATGTGCAATGTCTGCATATTGCTGTGCAACTTCTTCAGTAATAACATTACCATCAACAGGCAACTCATAACCTTCTGGTGTCTCTGGTCTTCCTAACCTGCTGTAAATGTTATCTAAATCTTCGTCTGTTGGATTCTTTGGCAACGGAACTTTATCACTGCCAATTAATCTCTGTGCATTTACATAACTCCTAGCTAAGTTACCAACGTCTTTGATTGGCGATAGACTAGGATGCTCCCTTAATTCTTCTGGTATCATTTCAATGAAACTGTTACCAGACCCACCTTGTGCAACCTCGGCTGGTGTTTCCAGCGTAGTAGGCTGTACTGGTTCGGCTACCTGTTCAGCAACTTGTTCTGACATGTTTACTCCTCTTTCATCATGTTATAAATGTGTAGTATGACTGCTCTTTTACCTTCTTCAAAGGCTGTAGCATTGGCATCTCCAGCTACATAACTTGAAGCACGCCAGTTACAACGCAACTCCAAATCCTCCAAAACTTTCTTACCAGCGTTATCCTCAAATGTATCTTTATACATCAACTTGAGTTGTACTATCTGGTCATTCATTTGCACCCACCATTCTTACAGCTTGTGCAGCTTGACCAACTGTAGCAACATCTTCTTGCTCCATTTGTCTTTCCATCTGCTCTTGCTGCATCATTGCACGCTGTTCTCTTTCCTCATCAATAGATGACTGTGACCTTAATACTTTCTTTGGCACTCCTAATGCGTCTGTTAAATAGTTAACCAATCCATCAGGATCAATATGATCCCCAACAGGTAGTGACTGTGACAACGGCATCAATATCTCTAAGGCTCTCATTACACCATTAACAGAGCTAGACTTCTGTGCTCTAGCAAGCGGTGATACATATTCAATATCAATATCCATACCCTGCAACACCTCTGGTGGCACTGCAAGCATATCAGCACGAAGCATCAAAGCAAACGCCCTGTCAATCAAAGGTCTTAGCATTTCGTTCATTAACCTACCAAGAACAGGACCAATAACTCTCATTCTTTCTTCCTGTCTTTGTATTACTTCAGTAGCTGTCATGTTTGGTTGATTGCCACTTAAAAGTTGGTCAACGAAGAACGCAGTACGAATTGCTGCCCTTCGTTGTTCTTCCATATTCAGTCCAATAGGTATGTTAGCACCAGTTTGTAATGGTGTAATCGTATCCCTGGAACCTGATCTGTAAAAGTTGAGACCCCCAGGCTGGGTTCGTATAGGGAGTAAAAACCCATCATCAGGCACTAGTAGTGGAGGATCTATCATTTTTTGTGCCGCTTGTATGATTGTTTTAGACATAAGATTAATCATCTTAACATCTGGCAATGCAACCATTGCTGGAGATCTCCCCATCACTTCCCCTGTTGCCTTTAGGAAGCGTGGAACAACGTATGGCAGTTCTTGGAAACCACTCTCTGCCAGTATCATCTTAGTCTCCATGCAAATGTACATAGATGCAAACGGCATATTTTTATTATCTGCTTTCGTTGGATCCCTATCTTTCCTTGGCATCACAACATGAAGTATATCTACATTCTCATCAGGCTTCTTTTCAAATGTCCTGGCAATAAAAGCACCGACATTATCAATACCAAATCTTTGTACAGCTTGCCTTGCAGGTATCTCATACTTTCTAAACACAGTATCAACGATACCATACTGATCTTCTGTAACGTAAAACTCTGATATATGTCTTGTGCTAAATCGTAATGTCTTATCATCCATCTCCACAAACATACAGCCAGTGCCAAAAACAACTAGGTCAACATACATCTCATGGACTTCAGTTTCAAAGTTAGACATGGTAAAAGCACGCATCATTCTCTGTGATGAATCTTCTAACCACCTTTGTACTTCCTCGTTCCTACCTAGCTCTTCATCTTTCATTGTCAAGTGAAACCAAGGTGTAGCACCTGATGTTAGCATCCCATGTAAACTAGATGACAACAGATCAACAGCCTGTAAAGCTGTGCCATCAAAGATAAGTTCCATTCTCTTTTCGCCACGGCTTCTTTTCTTAACTATGTCAGCCTTTCTTGGCAGCATATAGTCAGCTAACTCCTGGTAATGGTTGTTCCAGTTATCTCGCTGACCTTCAACGTGTTGAAATCTAGCAACTATATCTTTGACATTCATCATAGCTCTATCCTAATAAAGTTGGTGTACCACCTGTGCTACTCATACTCGTAGATGTTTCGCCTAGCTGTCCAGCAACAATCGTACTGCCACGACCCCTACGCTTTTTTCTTTCTGTTGCTTCAGCTTCCCCAGCTAATGCAGCAGCCTTTTCGTAATCGGCTTGAGCAGGTTCTTCTGGAACTGGTGGTGGTGGTGGAACGTATACTTTAGGTTTAAGGAACGACATTAGTATCTCCTATGTGCTTATGGATTTTTTTGATGGTGGTCTTGTAACTACGCCATAACCTTCCATGATCGTACCACCTTGACCTGATCTTTTTCCTCTAGTAGCATACCTGGTCATAATAGGTGGCTTCTCATCTTCAATAACTTCAGGTGTAACTTCAGGGGTAACTTCTGGAGCAACTGGTGCTCGGTAATCTTCTTTATCTGTATTTGTTACAGTCTCTTTGACTTCTGTTATAAGTTTCTTAACTGGTCTTTCTAAAGGCTCAACTATATCAGCACCAATCTTTTCAACTACATTTATAGCTTTCTTTACTGGTCTTTCCAATGGCTCGACTAATTTTTTTTCAATATCTTTTGGAAGATCTTTTACTTCCTTGACGACCTTTTTAACTGGCTTTTCTAAAGGTTCAATAAAGGTTTTTTCTATTGGCTTCGCAACCTTCTTAACGACTTTCTCTACAGGTTTTGTAATCTTCTTTACAGTTTTTACAATTTTCTTTGGAGCACCACCCATGTTACTTTCCTTTCAACATATGCCAACCTAACTTTCTAGTTTCAGGTCTAAACCAAAAGGCTTTCTTATAGCCACTTCGCATGAACATCCTTTTTAATTCAAGGAATCCTTTTCTTGTATAACCTTTTTTTGCAATAAAGTCTACTAACCAAACATCATTGCCACCTCCCTTGTATCCATCAGCAGGGAAGTATGTGGTTCCAACATAGTCATAAACCTGCTCATCATTAGGGAAACCCCAAGTAGCAAAGACCAATGGCTCATGAAATTCGTTTCTCATAATCTTATACTGTCTTATCCCTAAAGGTTTTTCAATATATTCTTGTATCATGCTATCATCCCAGTCTCTATGATGCTCACTATACCTCACCATCTCTAGTGCATCTTCATAGTCCTGCCCATACCTCATAGCGTAAAAGGATTGTACTCATTAACAGCCACCGATTGTGGTGCTCTTGTCATCACAGTACGATTCTCCAACCCAACAGATAAGTATCTAAAAGCATCAGCAGCGTGACTTGTAAAGTCATGTCTAGGCTGATCTCGGAATAACTTTTTCTTTTCATCCCATTCCTGCCTATACTGTCTTAACATTTCCAACCCTTCAGCACATTTGTCTCTATCAAAGTAGCATTTAGGTATCATCATTCTAGCAGCGTTGATTCCGTCAGCTATTTTCATTCGAGGTATTACCTTAAATCGTATCCCCAAGCTAAAAGCCGTTTCTAATCTCGATTTCCCACTACCCAGTTCTCGAACTTCAATATCATGTGGAGCAAGATGATCTCCCCAGTGATAATCTTTCTTTCGCAATACTTCAGCGTAATGGTCCAAGCCAACGCCACTATTCTCATAATAGTCAATAACATTAACAGCACCCCCTCTATATACCTGTGCAAACCAAATAGCCGTACTATCATTAATACCTAAATCCCAAGCCGTATGTACTGGCAGTGCAGGATCGTATGGCACTCTTGTAATCTTTCCATTGTCATCTAAGTCAGCAAGCAACTTACCATAATACGCACCAATAATCGCAGCCGTAAACGAACACTCGTACTCTTGCTCATATTGCTCTGGTGTCATCTGCAACTGTGCAGCTTCTAACTCTGCATCTTTCACAAGTTTAGTCTCACTAGCCTTGGCAATCTTCCAGTACCATTGGTCAGAACCTTCTTCATCCTGCTCTCGTGCCTGTTGCAATATATCAAAAAAATGATTATGACCTGCTGGTGTACCCAAAAAGATGGCACTACCCTCTCTATCCGACAGTGCTGGTCTTACAACCTCCCCCCATACTCTAGGATTCTGCATCCCATACTCGTCAAACACACACAAATCCAAGTATATACCTCTCAACGCATCAGGATTCTCACCTGATAATAACATTATCCTACCATTATTAGGAAAGTCTGCCCTTAGCTCAGTCTCGTTAAACGTAACTCCTGGTATAACACCAGCATAATACTTTACATAATCCCAACTAATCCTCTTAGCTTGCGTAAACGTAGGAGCCACCAAAGCAACTCTTGGTCTTGGTAACGGACAAGTCAAAACGTGCTTTATCATATGATTAACAGCAAACACAGTCTTACCAAATCGTCTGTGCATAACCAGCACATTCCATCTTTTCAACTTATTGTGCATCTCAGCCTGTAAGTCTCTAGGCTTATAGGGTATCTTAACTTGCATCCTCTGTACCAGTCTCCCAAACTATCTTCAATGAACCATCACTAATCTCAACGCCTGTTCTATTCTTAGCTTCACCAAACCTGTCTGGCAATACCTTCTGCACCTTCCATCTCACATGATGCCCATAGTCTCTCAATAAATTAGGGTCATAGTTCTTTCGCCCATGCAACGCATCACCATACATATCCTCTAGCTCCTCAAGTGCTTTCTCAGCAGCCTGTCTCTGTGCAGTCTTTACATTGCTGTCTAAATCAGCATCCTTGCTCATATAGCGATATAACGTAGCACGACTGACCTTCGCATCTGCACAAGCCTTTACCAAGCTGTGTCCGTCTGTAATGGATGATATGATGTGCTCTTGTTTTGCTTTGCTTATCATGTGTGTGTAGAACTACCTATTAATTGATATATAATGTGGCACGCCTGTGTGGGTGTGATACCTTATTATTTATCCCCCCTACGCCTTGCCAAACTGCATGCATTATTATTATTTTTTTTTGCTTGGTTAATCATGTTTTTTTTATTTGCCGTGCAAGACTGTCTTAATTCAATGTTTATTCGAGGGCAGATGCTACCC